GATAGTATAAGAGACCTAAGGGTCTCTTTTTTTATGATAAATAACTTATAATTACTTAATTTTATGCCTGTAGAAAGGATTAGTAGGGGATTTAAGGATATTAGCATGTCCTTTGAGGTAAATCCTATCAATTCAGATATTATTGGTGTCAAAAATGACACTGCTATTGCACGTTCTATAAGAAATCTAGTTCTTACTACTCCTGGAGAGCGATTTTTCAATGAAGATCTAGGGTCTGGAGTGAGTCAACTCCTCTTTGACACTGTAGATGACATTTCTGCAGCAGTTATTAGGGATGAAGTAGAACAAACCATCATTAGATTTGAACCCAGAGTGAAGTTACAAGATGTAGCAGTGAAACCTAACTATGATAACAATGAATTTGATGTAACTGTCTCCTATGATGTCATAGGAATTGATGCTCTTCCTCAACAATTAAACTTTGCACTACAGCCTACAAGATAAATGGCATTAGTTAACTTTACAGATTTAGATTTTGATCAAATAAAAACCTCATTGAAGGATTATTTGAGAGAAAATTCTAATTTTACTGATTATGACTTTGAAGGATCTAATCTTTCTAATATACTTGATGTATTAGCATACAATACTTACATCTCCTCATACAATGCTAACATGGTTAGTAATGAGGTTTTCATAGATAGTGCTACTTTGAGAGAAAATGTAGTAGCATTAGCACGTAATATAGGTTATACACCCAGATCAAGGACTGCAGCAAAGGCAATAATATCATTTTTTGTAGATACAACTGGTTTTACTACTAAACCTGTCACCTTAACACTTAAAAAAGGCATTGTAACCACTTCTTCATCTGTCTTTGGGTCAGAAAGTTACTCTTTTTGCCTTCCAAGTGATGTATCAGTACCTGTAGTTGATGGAATTGCTACTTTTAACAACGTTACAATCTATGAAGGGACATATTTAACCTCAAATTTCACTGTTTCATCAGAAACACCTGCACCACCATCAAGATACATCTTAGAAAATGCAAATATTGACACTTCTACCCTTGAAGTTGTTGTAAGAGACACTCAATCAAGCACTTCTTCTAGAAAATATGTATTTTCTGATACTTTAATAGAAGTTACTGCTTCTTCTAGGGTATATTTTGTTCAAGAAATTGATGATCAGAGATATGAACTCATTTTTGGTGATGGAGTCTTTGGAGAAAAGTTAAAATCACTGAATTATATTGAAATTTCATATATTACTAGTAGTGGAGATGCAGGAAATGGAGTTTCTTCCTTTTCTTTCAATGGGAGAATTGTAGATAACAACAATAACCTAGTAAGTACTGGAATTTCTATACTTTCTACTGTAAGCGAGTCTGTAGGAGGTAAAGAAATTGAATCTATAGACTCTGTGAAGCGTTTTGCACCTAAAATCTACTCTACATTCAATAGAGCAGTCACTGCAAATGATTATGAAGCACTAATTCCTAAAATCTACCCAGAAACTGAGTCAGTTTCAGCTTTTGGAGGTGAAGAATTGAGTCCTCCTAAGTATGGAAAGGTTTTTATCACTATAAAACCATTTTATGGACCTTATGTACCAGATTCTATTAAAAATAATCTCAATACCATGCTCAGAAAGTATTCTGTTGCTGGAATTGTAACTGAGATACTAGATCTTAAGTATTTGTATGTGGAAACTCATATTAATGCATATTATAACCCAAGTTTAGCATCAAATTCAGATGCAGTAAAAGCAGTGGTATCTAATAATATCAATGCTTATGCAGATTCATCTGAAATGAATAGATATGGAGCAAAATTTAAATATAGTAGATTTCAAGCAGTTGTAGATAATAGTAATGATTCTATAACTTCAAATATCACTAAAATTGAAATTAGAAGAAATTTAAAACCTGCATTAAATCAAAATGCAGAATATGAACTTTGTTTTGGTAATGCATTCTACATAAAAAATCAAAATGGTTATAATATTAAGTCATCAGGATTTAATATTTTTGGAATAGCAGATACTGTTTATTTGTCTGATTCTCCTAATGCTAATGGACAAACAGGAACTTTATTCTTGTTTACATTATCATCTAGATCTAATCCTACCATTGTTTCTAGTAATGTAGGAACTATTGATTATGGAAGAGCAGAAGTATTAATAAAACCTATTAATATTATTGGAACATCTAAACAAGTACAAAATATACCAATAATAGAAATTTCTGGTTGCCCTCAATCCAATGATGTAATAGGATTGCAGGATCTATACTTACAATTAGATATCAATAATAGTACTGTTGATATGATTGCAGATAATGTTACATCAGGAGATAATACTTCAGGCACTCTTTATACTGCCACTTCAAGTTATATGGTTGGAGATATAGCTAGATTGACTGAAAGTGAAAAGACAAATACATCCCTTCTCTCCTCGGATACATATGTAGTAGGATCTTCTAATTTAGAACTTTTGGGAGACTCTAATCCTACTCCTACATCATCAACTTCAGGATATTAATTCTATTGCAAAATGCCAGAAAATAAAAGAGTTAAAATTAGTTCAGTTGTTAAGAACCAACTGCCAGATTTTATAAAAGCGGATTTTCCTCTTGCTGGTGAATTTTTAGCACAATATTATACTGCCTTGGAGGGTCAAGGGTCTACATTAGATGTTTTACAGAATATTGACAAATATATTAAGATTGATGAGTTAACTGATCTAATAGACTCAACTAGTCTTTCTACTAATGTAGGAATTGCTGATAATACTATAACTGTAAATTCTACTACTGGATTTCCAGATTCTTTTGGGTTGCTTGAGATAGATTCTGAAATAATTACATATACTGGTGTTACTACTAATACCTTTACTGGATGTTCACGTGGATTTAGTGGAATTACATCGTATAGAAGTCCTAATAAAACAGATGAGCTTCTTTTCTCTCAATCTGGTATTTCAACTCATTCTTCAGGAACTGTAGTTAGTAATTTAAGTATTAGATTTTTAAAGGAATTTTATAAGAAGGTAAAAACTCAAATTACACCAGGATTTGAGGAAAGAGTATTAAATGATGATATAAATGAAAGATTATTCGTTAAACAATCTAAAGATTTCTATTCATCTAAAGGAACAGATCAATCCTTTGAAATTCTGTTTAGAGCACTATATGGAAAAGATGTAGAAGTCATTAAACCACGTGATTATCTTTTTATACCATCAGATGCTGATTATAAAGTTTCAAAGCAAATAGTAGTTGAAGCATTAGATGGAGATCCTATGGATCTCATGAATAGAAACTTATTTCAAGATGATGTTTATGGATTTCCTAAAGCTAATGGTGCTATCAGTGATATAGAAAAAATAGTAAGAGGTGATAAAGCATATTATAGATTAAGTTTAGATTATTCTCAAAATTTAGATAAATTGAGTGGAGATTTTTCTATACATCCCAATACTAAATTAGTAGAGAGTGTTTCTGTAGGTTCTACTGTTTTAACTGTAGATTCTACTGTAGGATTTGGAACAACTGGAACTTTAATTGCAAATTATAATGATGGAACATTTAATAGTATCAAATATACATCTAAATCATTAAATCAATTTTATGGATGTTCTGGAGTAGATAAAAGTATTCAACCAACTCAGAATTTAAGATTAAATACATTTGCATATGGTTATTCTGGAATAGGAACTGCTAGTGTAGTAAAAGTTAGAGTAACTGGAGTTTTATCTGATTTAGTATGTGAATTTAATAGTACTTATTATAATGAAGAAGGAAGTATTATTGAACCAAAAGGTTTGGGTTCTGTTTCTAAAAGTAAAGTAACTGATAACTTATTTACTAATATTTCTGTTACTTATAATGTAGAATCTATTGAACTTATTGACTCTTCAAACTTTACTTATAAATTAAATTTATTTAATAACCATAATTTCATTGTAGGAGATAATGCTCTTATTAATGATGTATCATGTTCTATTATTTCACTTGTTAGTTCTAAAGAAGTTTTAATTAAAGGGTCAGGTGAATTAAATATCAATGTATCATATAGAATTCAAAGATTACTATCTAAAGCCAATTTAAGTAATTATCCTGGTGCTAATATTTACACTACAAATGTTCAAAACTCTTATTTGGATGATAATGATGTATATATCACTTCACCTTCACTTCCAAACTACTTTGATGATGCATTAGACATTAGAGAAACTGATATTACCTTTTCAGGTTCTTTTACTGAGAGCACTGAAATAAGTATTCCTAATCATGGATTATTAACTGGAGAAAAGATAACATATGTTGCTGGTGATGGCAATAATAAATTAGATTTGAGTGAAGGTGAGTATTTTGCTAAAAAAGAAGATATTAATACTATTAGACTTTCAAAAAGTAGCGCAAACATCTCTAATTCAATATATGTTTCTTTCAGTGGAACTGTAACTAATAATAAATTTGAATTGTCTAGATTTTCCCAAAAATCAATACAATCTCAAAAATTAATAAGAAAAATTCAAAATCCAGTTTCATCATTAATTAAAAAACCAACTCCTAGAGGAAAAACTGGTATTTTAGTAAATGGGGTAGAAATACTTAATTATAAGTCTAATGATGTTGTTTATTATGGACCCATTGAAGAAATATCAGTTACCAGTGCTGGAGATAATTATGATGTTCTAAATCCTCCAATTTTATCTGTTTCTGATGGAGTAGGTCTTGGAGTATCTGCATATTGTGAAGTACAAGGTTCTGTAGAGAGAATTGATGTTATAGATGAAGGTTTTGATTATCTCACTGCTCCTACTATAAAAATAAGTGGAGGAAATGGTTCTGGGTGTATTGCATATGCAAATTTAATTCAAAAAGAACATTCTCTAACATTTGACTCTACTGATCTTGGTGGATTGGTTAATTTAACAAATAATACAATTGGATTCTCAACTTTCCATAAATTTAGGGATGGAGAACTTGTAACTTATATTACAGATACTCAAACTGCAATTGCAGGATTAACAACTGATGCAGCATACTTCTGTTCAATTAAAGATTCAACAACAGTCTCATTACATAATAATTATGTGGATTCTATTGCTGGAGTGTCTACTATTGGACTTACTGGATATGGAGTAGGTATTCAAGAATTAAAATGTGCAAACAAGAAAAGAATAGTTAGTTCAATAAGTATTGGAAGTTCTGGTTCAGGATATACTAATAGATTAACCTCAGTCACTTCTGCTGGAATTAATACTGCTAATAGCATAATTAATATTCCTAATCATGGTTATAAAACTGGAGAACTCATTAAGTATGATAATAAGACTACTCCTATCATTGGACTTTCAACTTTAACAAATTATTATGTTACTGCTGTAGATGGTGGTTCATTTAAATTATCTGCTGTTGGAGTGGGGTCTACTCCAGCTAATTTCTTTATGAAAAATAAGAAATATGTTGAATTATTGTCTGGTGGCACAGGAATCAATGAATTCAATTACACACCAGTTACAGTGGCATTAACTGGTCATATAGGAGTATCTACACTATCTGGTCAAAACTTTAATGCATCTTTAAGACCTGTTGTAAGGGGATCTGTTAAGTCTGTATACATTGCTGCTGGTGGTGTGGGTTATGGATCTTCAGATATAATCAATTATAATAGGCAACCAGTTTTTACTCCTAAGAGTGGTAAGAATGCTCAATTAGTTCCAATTATAAGTGTTGATGGTAAACTGTCTGAAGTCATAGTATTGAATGCTGGAAGTGAATATAATTCACCTCCTGATTTAACAATGGAGGGGACTGGAAAAGGAACTAAAATTATTGCTATTTTGAAAGGAGAATCAATTGATTCAGTTAAAATAGTTAATGCTGGAGTGGGTCACACATCTACAGATGCTAATATAAAAGTAACATCTAATGGAGATGGTGCTAAGTTTTATTCTAATCCAAAAACTTGGAGTATTAATAGTGTAGAAAGATTAATACAAAATGATCAAATTACCACAGACGATGGAATTGTAAGTAATGGATTGAATGAAGAATATGGTCTTGAATATTCACATTTATATGCTCCAAGAAAATTAAGACAATCTGTTTATATTAAAAAATCAATAGGAGATAAGGAAGTTTTTGTACCTGATTTATCTCTTGAAAATGATATAGAACAAGTATCTATTAGTCATTCTCCTGTTATTGGATGGTCTTATGATGGATCACCAATTTATGGTCCATATGGATATACCAATGCTTCTGGAGGTCCTATTAAAATTCTAGAATCTGGATACTCTCCTTCCATATCTAGTACTAGACCTGATCCTCTTACATCTAATGGTGAAAGGATATACTCTGAAGGATTCTTTGTAGAAGATTATACTTATTCAGATGACAAAGATTTAGATGAACATAATGGTAGATTCTGCAAAACTCCAGAATATCCAAATGGAGTTTATGCTTATTTTGCTCTTATAAACCCAACCATAAACGATGATGAAGGTTCATTTAAAAATTATAGAAAACCACAATTCCCATACTTTATAGGTAATTCTTATAAACATCAAGCAATAGATTATAATTTTGATTATAAGTCAAATCAAGATCTAGTAGATCTCAATACTACAAATTTAGTTAGAAATACTTCTCCATATAATTTCCTTCTTGGGGATAGTAGTTATGATTTCTTAGTAAATCCTAGTAAGATTCATAAACAAAGAACATATATTGATTCTACTACTGCTGGTAAAATAGAGACTGTTGGAATTAATACTGGAGGGTCAAACTATAAAGTTGGAGATGAAGTAGTATTTGAAGATGTGGGTTCTAGTGGTTATGGTTCTAAGGCATCTGTTAGTTTTATTGAAGGAAAATCTATAAATCAAGTTAGTGTAGCATTTACTGAATTTTCTAATGTAGAATTTTTACTTGGACAATATGCTGGTCAATTTGTTGGTTATACTACCAACCCTCATAATTTTTATCATAGAGAAAATACTTATATTTCTGGATTAAGTACTAGTGGAATATCAGATAATTCTACAATTCAAATTGGAGTAACTACTGATACCTTTAAATTATTTAATGCAATTAATGCTTCTTCTAATACTGGCATAGTAACATATTTTGATTTGGATAGTGTTTCTAATATTAAAGAAAATGATCTTTTAGGAATAGGAACTGAATGTGTTAAAGTTTTAAATGTTGATTATGATTCATCTAGAGTTAGGGTTATAAGAGAATATAATTCTACTACAGGAGCAGCTCATACTGCTGATAGTTTGGTTTCTCAAAAACCAAGAAATTTTGTTTTTAATTCTCAATCTAAATTACAAAGTTCTGATTTTAAATTAAATAAAGAACTTTATTTTAATCCTGCAGAATCAATAGGATTAGGTACAATTTCTAGTGTTGGAATTGGATCAACTTTAACATTCTCAAATCCAGGTACTGGAATAAGTGAAATATTTATTCCCACCAAAGCACTTTACTTTAAGGATCATGGATTGTTAAGTGGTGATGCATTAACTTATTCTACTAATGCAGGAGCAGCAGTATCAGTATCTACTGATGGAATTGATGGATTTGCTCTCACACAAGGACAAACAGTATATGCATCAAGATTGACAAGTGATTTAATTGGAATTTCTACTGCTAGAGTTGGATTGGGTGCTACTGGTTCTTTTGTTGGTATTAACAGTAGTACTAACACATCAACATTATATTTTATAGGTGTTGGTACTGGTGTATATCATAGTTTAAAAACTAGTTTTGATAATGTATTAACAGGATCATTAAGTAGATGTTTTGTTACAGTATCTACTGCTTCCACTCACGGACTTCAAAGTCAAGATCATATTAGATTAAGAGTTCAACCTGGTATAACTACTACCTTTAAAGTTGCATATAATGATTATAATAGAAGATTATTAATAGATCCTAGAACTTTTGGTTCTGGTGATGTAAGTGTGGGTAATAATACTATTACTATACCTAGACATGGTTATAAGAGTGGTCAAAAAGTTATTCATACAGCAACTACCTCATCTGGTGGATTGGTAGATAATAGAATTTATTATGTATCAATTGTTGATAAAAATACTATAAAATTATCTAATAATTATTATGATGCTATAAATTTAGAACCAAGTGTAATTAACATTACTAGTGCTTCTGCTGGAACTATTTCTCCAATAAATCCTCCTATAAAATTAGAGAAAAATTTACAGGTATATTTTGATCTTTCAGATTCTTCATTATCATTTATTGATGGTGGGGTTTCCTATAGTGCTTTTGATTTCAATCTTTATACTGATTTTAATCTTAATAATTCCTTTGTCACTTCAGGTGAATCTGCTGATTTTAATGTATCTAGATCTGGAAGAATTGGTATAGATGCAAATGCTAATCTTACTATTAAGAATGTTAAAGAGATTGATCAAATATTATATTATAATCTAAATCCTATAAATGAAAGTTTAAATAATTCTATTAAAATTGGTATTATTAGAGATACTGATAATGTTAAAAGTTCTAACTCAGCATTCTTATTGCCAAATCCACTAAGTGGTGATAAAAGTATAGTGGGTGTAGGATCTACTACATTTTCATTCATAACACCATCTATCCCTCAAAAATTAGAATATACATCTTCAGATGGTGTATTTTCTTATATAACTGATTCTTTAAATGTTGATGGTGCTATAGGAAGAATTGAAGTAGATAATAAAGGATTTCAATATAAGACTTTACCTGGAATTAGCACCATAATAACCACTAGTGGAAAAAATGCGATTCTAGAAACAAAAGGCACTAGTATTGGCAAAATAAGTAAGAATACTATTCAAGATATTGGATTTGATTATTCTGTAGATAGAACTCTTAGACCTGAAGCTAATGTACCTCAATTAATTAAATTAGACTTACTTACTTCTCTTAACACTATAGGAATTACTTCTGTTGGTGAAAATTATCTAGAATCTCCTGGTTTAGTTCTCTTGGATGGATTAACTAATAAAGTAGTGAATGATGTTGAATTGGATTATGAGTTGGGTGATACCCAAGTAAGTATTTTGAAAAATACTAAAACTTTGAATAATGTTACTCCTAAAATAATTCCTATTAGCAATTCTAATGGATATAGTATTAATACTATTGATTATGATGAAGGTAATAAAAATGTAACATTAACTATTGGTGCTAGTTTCAGTAATGCTTCCGATTATCCATTTGAAGTGGGTAAAAAAGTAATGATTGAAGGTGTGAGTGTTGGACTTGGTAGTACTGGTAAGGGTTATAATAGTGAGAATTATGATTATACTTTATTTGAAATACTAGCAACAGATCCTAATATTGGAGGAACTCTAGGTACTGTAAGATATAGTCTATCTAATATTATTGCAGATGGAGAAATTCCAGGTACATTTAAATCCAATCTTTCATCAGCTAAAATTATAGCTGAAAAAGAATTTCCAATATTTAATATCAAATTAAAAATTGATGAATTTGAAAAAGGTGAAGATGTAGTTTCTGGCTCTACTAGAGGAAATGTTCAATCTTGGAATAGTTTTTATGGTTATCTTAGAGTATCTTCTATTCAAGATTTTGAAATAGGAAAATCCTTTATAGGGCAATCATCTGGAACTCAAGGAACTATTACTGAGGTAATAACAGATGATTCTTTATATGATGTTGGATCTTCTTCAATAGTTAAAGAAGGGTTTCAAAAAAATACTGGATTCTTAAATGATGATTTGCAAAGAGTTTTTGATAGTGATTATTACCAGTATTTCTCATATTCATTAAAATCTGAATGCGAGTATGAAAAGTGGAAAGAACCAGTATCTACTTTAAACCATACAGCAGGATTTAAAAAGTTTAGTGATTTAATTATTAGAAATGAATCTGAGGTAGGAGTTGTTACCACTCAAACAGGAACTACATTTGAGGTTGTGAATGATTTAGTTTCTATAATGGATTTGAATACAGTATTTGATTTTGATTTAGTAAGAGAAAAAACTTTAACAATAGGGTCTCAAATAATTTCAGATGAGTTAGTTTTTGATACAAGGATATTGCAGGATTATAGTGAGTCTGTAGGTAATAGAGTATTAACCATTGATGATATTAGTGGAGACTTTAATAATAACGCTAGAACAGATGCTTTCCAATCTGTTGATAGTTTTAATTTAGCAAGTGTAAGATATAGAAAATATATTAGTTTTATTAGAGATAAGAGATTTACTAAAGAAAGACAAATCCTACTAGTTTCTGCACTTCATGATGATACAGGTAATATCTTCTTAAATCAGTATGGTAGAGTTGAGACCAATACTGACCTTGGTGAGTTTGGTGGGGACTTGGGTTCCTTTGATATGGATATTGCTGGTGATGATGGAAGACTACTATTCTTCCCTAAGAAGTTTAAGTTTAATAA